TTGGTAGCTTACTGGTTCAAACATGATCTAATCCAGATTAAAAGTCGTTTCAAGGTTCGTGAGATCAAAACACCCCGTGACATTCAGGACTGGAATGCCGGTAAGATTCCTTTAGCTTTGATCCACCCCGCTTCTGCTGGTCATGGTCTTAACCTGCAGGCTGGTGGTGCCACCTTGATTTGGTATGGATTGACTTGGAGCCTGGAGCTTTACCAGCAAACCAACGCTCGGCTCTGGCGACAAGGACAGCGTCAGCCAGTAGTTATCCACCACATCATCACCGAAGGAACCATTGACGAAAACATTCTGGCCGCCTTGAAACGTAAAGATAAAACCCAGCTAGCGTTAATCAATGCGGTGAAAGCCAACCTGAAAGGAAGTGTTGTGGCATGAGTATCATGTGGAACTACTTAGACAAACGACGAGCGACCGTCGCAGCCTTGAAAGATTACGATGGTATGAAGTTCATCATTGACTCTTACCAAGACGAACTGAAACTAGCTAAGGAACAAATGGTTGGTGTCAGTTCGCCTCGCTATGGTTTCTCACCCAGTGGCAGCAAAAAGGATAACCCGACTGAACATCGCCTGCTGCATGGCATCGACCAGACAACCAAACTGAATGAACGTTACCAACAAGCCCAGCTTTACTTCAAATGGTTCGAGCCAGCCTGGCAAGAACTATCTGACGACGAGCGGTTTGTTTTAGACGTTTGCTACCGCACTCCAAACCAGTCAATGAACGAGGGACTAACTATCATGATGGACAAGTATTTCATTGCGAAAACCACTGCTTATAATCGAAAGAACAAATCACTCGACCACCTTACCCTTTTGCTTTATGGATCCCACCATTAGAAAGGTAAAACGCAGAACAAACAATCAACTTATCCATGTTACGATGATAGTGTAGAAAATTAAGATAAGGCATTTGCTTTATAACACTGAAGCCTGGCAGCTTAGAACTGCTGGGCTTTTCTTATAACCTCAGAAAGGAGGAGTGTCATGCCTTACTCGCCTAAGAAACCCTGTCGCTACCCTGGCTGCCCACGATTAACCCACAACACTTATTGTGACGCGCACGCCAAGCAAGTCAGCTCTCACTATAATCGTTACCAACGACCAAAGCGTAGTCGACCACGCTATCATCGTGGCTGGCCAAAGATCAGACAAAGGTACCTACTCCACCATCCCTTCTGTGAGATGTGCCTGAGCCAAGGAAGGTATACCAAGGCTACCGAAGTCCATCACGTTCTGCCCTTAGAGCACGGTGGCACCAACGAGTTCAAAAACCTGATGGCATTATGCAAACCATGTCATTCCCGCATCACCGCTCAGATGGATGATCGTTGGCACAAAGCACCACGTCAATATCATTACTAAACCACGGAGGGGGCCATCGAATCCTTAAAAATTTTTCACGCGGGAGCGGGCGTGGGCCTTCGCGTACAAAAATTTGATTTCAAACGGGGTATTAACCCCCACCATTAGAGAGGAGGGATAACTTGGCTAAAGATGGTACTAATCGGGGTGGCGCAAGGGTCGGGGCTGGACGAAAACCTAAATCACTGCATGATAAGCTCGCTGACGGGCAAGAAGCAAATGTAATCGACCTGCCAGAACCCGCTAATCTTGAAGGTCATGTGATGCCTCCCGTTAAAAAGTACCTGAAGGCCGAGCAAAAAAGCGGGCGCGAATTTGATGCCGCAGACATCTTCAAAGAAACTTGGCAATGGTTGGTCGAACGTGGCTGTGAACGATTAGTCAACAGCCAGCTAATTGAGCAATACGCAGTCAGCGTCAGTCGCTGGATTCAATGTGAAGAGTGTATCTCAAAGTTTGGCTTTCTAGCCCGCCACCCCACAACTGGCAATGCCATCGCTTCACCTTACGTGGCAATGAGCCGGGATTACATGAAGCAATCTAGTCAGCTTTGGTTTCAGATTTTTCAAGTGGTCAAAGAAAACAACGCGGTCGCTTATCAAGGCACTACTCCTCAGGATGATGTGATGGAGCGGCTATTAAGAACCCGGAAAGGAAAATACTAATGCAAATTATCAAACAAAAGATCAATAAACTAATCCCTGCAGACTATAATCCTCGTAAAGATTTAAAGCCTGGGGATCCAGAATTTGAAAAACTAAAACGCTCAATTCACGAATTTGGCTATGTTGACCCAATCATCTGGAATAAACAAACCGGCCACGTCATTGGTGGCCACCAACGCTTGAAAATCCTTCAAGACGAAGGTCTTACTGAAGTCGACTGTGTAGTTGTTGACTTTGATGAAGCCAAAGAAAAGGCCCTCAACGTTGCTTTAAATAAAATCAGTGGTGCCTGGGATCAAGCCAAACTTGGCCTCTTAATCTCTGATTTAGAAGCATCTGCCTTTGATGTTTCCCTAACTGGTTTTGACGAAAGTGAAATTGCCGACCTGCTAGAAACTGATAGCAACACTAAGGATGACAATTTCGATGTTGATGCTGAATTAAAGCAGCCCACCTTTTCTCAAGCTGGGGACATTTGGCATCTTGGTCGCCACACCCTATTTTGCGGTGATGCGACTAAAGCAGAATCCTACCAAAAGTTGCTCGGTAAAACGCAGGTTAACTTGGTTCTTACTGACCCACCCTATAACGTCGACTACCAAAGCAAAGCTGGCAAGATCAAAAATGACCATCAAGCCAGTGACAAGTTCTATCAATTTCTTCTGGATGCCTTTCAAAATATGAATCAAGCTATGGCCGATGATGCCAGCATCTATGTTTTCCATGCCGATACGGAAGGATTAAACTTCCGTCGCGCTTTTCAAGATGCTGGCTTTTATTTATCTGGTTGCTGCATCTGGAAGAAGCAATCTTTAGTTTTAGGCCGCTCGCCTTACCAGTGGCAACACGAACCCGTTCTTTATGGCTGGAAGAAAACTGGCAAACACGAATGGTACACTGGCCGCAAGGAATCAACTATCTGGGAGTTCGATAAACCTAAGAAAAGCAAAGAACATCCAACCATGAAGCCTATTCCACTCTTGGCCTATCCAATCATGAACTCGACCATGACCAACTGCACGGTACTCGATCCTTTTGGTGGCTCTGGTTCAACCTTAATTGCCTGTGAGCAAACCAAGCGAACCTGCTTCATGATGGAACTGGATGAAAAATACTGCGACGTTATTATCAAACGTTACATCGAGCAAGTTGGCTCTGTTCAAGATGTATCTGTGGAGCGATATGGGAAAACAATCCCCTACTCTGAAGTGGTAAAGCGTGATAAATAACTCGCTAAATCCTTGCTATCTGTGCCTTTCAGAGTGATATATACAGTACCAAAACGAAAGAGAGGTACAGAAAATGATTATTAACTTTGGTGTAACAGGTAAAAACCGCAAGCAATTAGTCACGGCCATCGCCAACTTCACAAACTGCAAGGCCGAATACCAATACACACCAACCTACGCTTATAAGATTGGTCCCTACACTGTCACCCAAAATGGTGAATTGGTGTACCAGGAGGAAAACATCCAACCCTTATTAATAGACTTGGCAAAGCAAGGATTTAATCCTAAAGATGACAAAATCAACCTAAAGCTCAGCTATAACCGCCAGAATTTTGATGAATCTTCTCTCGACCATTTACGCCAGCTAATCTGGGCTAAGGGCAACTTAATCAAAAAAGCACTTGCCATTGATAGCTTACCGCTAGAGGTAACGGACGAAAAAGTGAGCTTAGACTGGTTTAAGGAAATCGATCCAAAAGAATCTGAGGCTTATCAGCTCTTTTTAAATCACCTGGTTGATTACGCCAAAAAACGAACCCGAGTAATCACGCAGCCGCGCGAATACGAAAATCCGCGCTATGCTTTCCGCTGTTTTCTCCTTCAGCTTGGCTTCATTGGGCCTGAGTATAAGGAAGCAAGAAAGATTCTACTGAGTAAGCTTCATGGCTCATGTGCATTTAGGAAGGAGGCCACTAACCATGCGTAGAATTGAAGATGAATTAGCTAAGCGCGACCGGATTCGCAAGCAAGTCTTAACCATCAGAGATACTGGCGAAGTAAACATGTTTGATGTGCCAAATGTTGAGCGCTTAGCCTATTACTACAACTGCCACGACCTTATCGAGTACATTCATGAAGATCGAGCCGGATATTTAAACTTAATCATGACAGGAAAATTCAATTAACCAACTAAGGCATTGACCACTATAGTCAGTGCCTTTTTAGCTACCCGAAAGGATGTGATCCCTCTTTGAATAAACTCAAGAATTATCAGCCTAGCCGCTTTATGGCTAAAGATTCTACTTACGACAAGGATGCCGCTGACTTTGCGGTTTCCTTTATCGAGTGCCTTTGTCACACTAAGGGCACCTGGGCCGGGAAGCCTTTCGAATTAATCGACTGGCAAGAACAAATCATTCGTGACCTTTTTGGTATTTTGAAACCCAATGGCTACCGCCAATTCAACACAGCCTATGTAGAAATTCCTAAAAAGCAAGGTAAATCTGAACTTGCTGCCGCTGTTGCCCTATTGCTTTGTTGTGCAGACGGCGAAGAGCGAGCTGAAGTCTATGGTTGCGCCGCTGATCGCCAACAAGCTGCCATTGTCTTTGATGTTGCGGCTGACATGGTGCGGATGAATCCAGCCTTAAAGAAGCGCTGTAAGATCCTCGCCTCGCAAAAACGGCTGATCTATGAACCAACCAACAGCTTCTACCAAGTCCTCTCAGCGGATGCCTACTCCAAGCACGGCTTCAATGTTTCAGGAGTAATCTTTGATGAGCTGCATACCCAGCCAAACCGTAAGTTATATGACGTGATGACTAAAGGCTCCGGTGATGCCAGAACCCAGCCACTCTACTTTTTGATTACCACTGCTGGAACCGATGAGCATTCCATTTGTTATCAAGTTCATCAAAAGGCGCTCGACATCATGGAAGGCCGCAAGCATGACCCGCGATTTTACCCGGTTATCTATGGGGCTGATCGCGAAGAAGACTGGTCAGATCCAGAAGTATGGAAAAAGGCCAATCCTTCTTTAGGCGTTACCGTAGCTATGGAAAAGGTAAAAGATGCCTATAATTCGGCCAAAGAAAACCCGGCAGAAGAGAATACTTTCCGCCAGCTTCGCTTAAACCAATGGGTAAAACAAGATGTCCGCTGGATGCCGATGGATAAATGGGACGCGTGTGCTTTTCCAGTTGATCCTAATCAATTGCGGGGACGACCTTGTTATGGCGGGCTTGACTTATCATCGACAACCGATATCACGGCTTTTGTTTTAGTCTTTCCGCCACTTGATGACAGTGAAGGCTTCACCCTGCTGCCCTACTTTTGGATTCCAGAAGATAACGTTGATTTGCGGGTGCGACGTGACCATGTTCCTTATGATATTTGGAAACAACAGGGCTTCTTGCAAACAACGGAAGGCAATGTTGTCCATTACGGCTACATCGAGCATTTCATTGAAGAATTGGGAAAGAAGTACAACATCCGAGAAATTGCCTTTGACCGTTGGGGCGCTGTCGAAATGGTTCAAAATCTCGAAGGCATGGGTTTTACTGTGGTTCCCTTTGGCCAGGGCTTCAAGGATATGACCCCGCCAACTAAAGAACTGATGCGCTTAACCTTAGAGAAGAAAATCGCTCATGGCGGCCAACCAGTCCTACGCTGGATGATGGATAACATCTACATTCGCACTGATCCAGCCGGCAATATTAAGCCTGACAAAGCCAAGTCAACTGAGAAGATTGATGGCGTTGTCGCTACTATCATGGGGCTTGATCGCGCTATCCGCAATGAAGGCGGTGATGGAGATTCTGTTTATGACAATCGCGGATTATTGTTGATATAATGATTCAAGAAAGCGAGGAAGATTGTTATGAACCATGAGCAAGGCAAAGCGCCAATTGATATCTCATTACTAACCAAAGAACAATTTGATAATGAGATTCAAAAAGGCTTCTCCGATTTTGAGAACGGAAGAACTTTCACTGCTGAACAAGTACAAGCACAGCTACTTAAACATGAAAACGATAACTAATAAACACTAAGGCATCGACTTTTAGCGGGTCGGTGCTTTTATTATGCTCTGATTCAAAAAGGCTATAACACATGTAGTAGTACAGCCTTAAATTCTGTGTTGTCTCTTTAATCTCAGCAGGATTACTAACAACTATCTCCTTAGCCATTAACCATCCAGTCGTGAAACTCAGGATGTTTTTCAGGATCATAGTGACCATTCTCATCTATTTCAATATCTTCAACTGGATAATTTTTGAGTAGCTCTACCCAATCTTCTGCTGTTGGAATTTTATCCATAAATATCACCTCTCGAATTATCATGTGACACCTTTATTGTCTCATAAGTATTGAATCAAAGCCACGAAAGGAATTTCACAATGAGTATTTTCAATAAACTATTTCACACCAACAAGGCCTCACCTAAAAACACCTTGTCCAGTACCATGTCATTTCTCTTTGGCAGCACTACGGCTGGGCAAAACGTGACTGAACGAACTGCCATGCAAAATACGGCCGTTTATGCCTGCGTCCGCGTTCTTGCTGAAAGTTTAGCGACCTTACCTTTGCATCTTTACCAGCTAACTGATGATGGTGGCAAGCAACGGGTTAATGACCACTCATTATCCTTCCTGCTTCATGATGCCCCTAATCCTGAGATGACCAGTTTCATTTTTAGAGAAACTATGATGACCCATCTCCTGCTCTGGGGCAATGCCTATGCCCAGATCATCCGTAATGGCCAGGGGCAAATTACCGGGCTCTATCCCCTAATGCCTGATCGCATGGATGTTAACCGAGCTCGCAATGGTGAGCTTTATTACACCTACACGCGCAACTATGATGACTACCAAGCCAAGGACGAGTCAAAACAAGTCGTTCTTCTAAGTGATGAGGTCTTGCATATTGCTGGCCTTGGCTTTGATGGTCTAATTGGCTACAGTCCGATTGCAATGGCTAAAAATGCCATTGGTCTGTCTTTAGCAGCTGAGCAGTATGGTTCTACCTTCTTCAAAAATGATGCGACGCCAGGCGGTATTCTCGAACACCCCAGTGTTGTCAAAGATCCCGAGCGCCTTCGGAAAAGTTGGCAATCTCAATTCTCAGGCCCCAGTGGTCATAGTATTGCGGTATTAGAAGAAGGCATGACTTTTCACCAATTATCAATTCCTCCGGACCAAGCACAGTTCCTAGATACCAGAAAGTTCCAATTAGATGAAATTGCCCGCATCTTCCGAATTCCACCACACATGATTGGGGACTTAGAGCGCTCGACTTTTTCTAATATCGAACAACAATCTCTCGAATTTGTGAAGTACACCTTGAATCCTTGGTGTGTTCGCTGGGAACAAGCCATGAACCAACAACTTCTTAGTAAAGAAGAACAAGGCCGTTATTTCATCAAGTTCAATGTTGATGGCCTAATGCGTGGTGACTATGAAAGCCGGATGAATGGCTACGCAATCGGTCGCCAAAACGGCTGGCTCTCAGCTAATGATATCCGCGAATTAGAAGATCTTAATCGAATCCCCACTGAGGATGGTGGCGATGAATATCTGGTCAACGGCAATATGCTACCAGTTAAGGATGCAGGACAATTTTATCAAACTAAAACGACAGGAAGTGATCAAGCATGAAACGATTCTGGAATTGGAGCAGCGAAAATAATACCCCAACCTTAACCATCAACGGGACCATTGCTCCTGATTCATGGATTGATGATGAAGTCAGCCCCCAAGTTTTTCAAGACGAATTAAATCAAAGCTGTGGCCCGATTGATGTCTGGCTCAATTCTCCCGGCGGTGACTGTGTAGCTGCTAGTCAAATCTACACCATGTTAATGAGTTATCCGAATGACGTTAATGTCAAAATAGCTGGCATTGCGGCTTCGGCAGCTTCAGTCATTGCCATGGCTGGCACCAAAGTTTCAATGGCCCCCACTGCTTTAATGATGATCCATAATCCATTAACCATTGCAGCCGGCAACCGTTCTGATATGGCCAAAGCAATCCAGCAACTTGATGAAACTAAGGAAAGTATCATCAATGCCTATGAAATTAAGACCGGCCTGCCCCGAGGCAAGATTGCTGCCCTAATGGATGAGCAGACTTGGATGAATCCGAATAAGGCGATTGAGTTAGGCTTTGCTGATGAAGTGCTCAACGCCGAATCAGTCTCTGACAGCTACACTTATTCTGAACACCAAAGCACCCTGCAAATTCTCAACAAATTACAATCCAAAAATCACTACCCAATTGAGTCGCTACAAAGGCGGCTCTTTTTACTACCCCACTAACTTCAAGGAGGAATTTTTCAATGAGTAAATTAACTGAACTACAAACCAAGCGTGCCAAGATTTGGCAACAAGCTAAGGACTTTTTAGACGAAAAGCACCAAGAAAGTGATGTCTTGTCGGCTGAAGATAATGCCACCTATGAAAAGATGGAAGCTGACGTGGTAAGTCTTGGCAAGGAAATCGACCGTCTCACTAAACAAATGGAAATCGATAACCAGCTTAAACTGCCTACAAGTCAACCTTTAACCACCAATCCTGCTACTGATAAGCAAGGACTAGTCACAAACTACAGCCAAGACTTCTGGAACTTAATGCGCGGACAGGCACCAGTGACTAATGCCTTAAAAGAAGGCACGGACCCTGATGGTGGCTACTTAGTCCCAGATGAATTTGAAAAGCAACTGATTCAAAAGCTTCATGAAGCAAATATTCTTCGTTCAATCAGCCATGTAATCAAAACCAACAGCGGTGAACATAAGATTCCACTTGTGGCAACTGAAGGAACGGCTGCCTGGATGGAAGAAGAAGCTGCCTACACCGAATCCAATACTCAATTTAGTCAAGTATCCCTTGGTGCGCACAAACTTGGTACTTTGATCAAAGTTTCCGAAGAACTTCTCAACGATTCCGCCTTTAACTTAATGGGCTATTTGTCTGAAGAGTTCGGTCGCCGATTGGGTGATGCAGAAGAAAAGGCCTTCTTAACCGGGACAGGAAGTGGACAGCCAACCGGAATTCTTAATGACACCACTGGAGCTACTTTAGGCTGAACTGCCAAGAGTGCAACCGACATTAACTTCGATGACTTGATTGATCTCTTCTATTCCTTGAGAGCACCTTACCGCAAGAATGCTGTCTTCATCATGAGCGATGACACTGTCAAAGCTGTCCGCAAACTGAAAGACAAAAACGATCAATACATCTGGCAACCTTCTGTGCAAGCAGGTCAACCCGATCGCATTCTTAACTGCCCGGTTCTTACCAGTCAATACATGCCAACTTTAGCTGCCAGCAACAAGCCGGTTTTATTTGGAGACTTCAACTACTACTGGATTGCCGATCGTCAAGGCCGAACCTTCAAACGTCTCAACGAACTCTACGCTGTAACTGGTCAAGTGGGATTTTTAGGTTCACAACGTGTCGATGCTAAGGTAATCTTGCCTGAAGCTATCAAATACCTATCAATGGCCGCTAAGTAAGGGGGGGATTTTGTGGAAATTGTTAGTTTGGATGAAGCTAAGACCTACTTAAGGATTGATGGCACTAGCGAAGACCAACTGATTACCCGCTTAATCAATTCTGCTACCACAATCGTCGAAAATATTCTGCGCCAACCACTCAGTTCATTCGATCAGGTGCCAGAAGATATCCACACCGCTGTCCTCTACTGCTTGGCTTATCTTTATGAGTACCGGGAAACAGCGGACTTTGATGCCATGGTCAAGTTTCTGCGGGCTATCTTAACACCTTATCGAAAGGAGGCCTTTTAGATGCAAAAACAAAATAACCGAACCAGCAAGATTGCTGATATTGGCGAATTAAACCAGCGGATTCAATTAATGAAAATCGAAACCTATGGCCGTAATCCTAATACTTATCAGCCATTGGAAAGAAATGTTGTCTTTGCCAATGTCTGGGCTAAAGTCTCTGCTCTTCATGGACAAGAATACTATACTGCAGTTTCAGTAAAACTCGAAAAGCAGCTCTCTTTTATCGTGCGCTATCGCCCAGACATCGACGAAAAAACCAATATTTGGTTTGATGGCCGGGGCTACAACATTGGTTTTATTGATAACGTTAAGTATCGGAATGAATACTTAGAAATCAAAGCAAATTATAGTAAAGGAGTGCGACCACCAAATGAAGATTAGTATAAGTGCCTTTCCCATCAATTCATGGTTTGGGATTGTCGGAGCCTTTTTAGGCTGGTTCTTAGGCGGCTTGGATGACCTACTTTATGTCCTGTTGATTTTCATGGCGGTGGACTATCTGACTGGTGTCCTTTGTGCCATCAGTGAACGGAAGCTATCCAGTGAAATTGGCTTTAAGGGCATTATGCGTAAAGTCCTCATCTTAGTTTTGGTAGGAATCGCTCATGCCCTGGATGTCTACCTACTTAAAAATGGCTCCGCAATTCGCACTGCCACGATTTTCTTCTATGTTTCCAATGAAGGAATCTCACTATTGGAAAATGCCTCTCGCCTAGGCTTGCCTGTTCCTGAAAAACTCAAGGAAGTGCTCAAACAATTGCACGGTAAAAATGACGATCATAATGATCAATAACCTCCTGTTTGGCCTGTGGATTAATTTCCGCAGGCTTTTTTCTTTTGCACAGGTTTATTTTTCGATTTTTCCTGGCTATTAAATAGAGGTGATTACAATGGATAAACCGAAAATGGAATTTAAAATTACGACCCAAGAAATCATTGATGACTTGCACTACCATCAAGCCCAAGCCATCGCAGAAGATTTTCTAGCTCGCGGACTAATCAATCAAAGTCAGTTTGAAGAAATTGAAAAATTAAACCGGCAATCATTCCCACCACTATTAGCTGAGTTAATGGTCTGAATCGTTGCTATATCAAGGTTTTAGAGCTAACATCACACACTGATGAAAGGAGGTACATAAAATGGCAAGCGTAACTAAACTTACTAAACCACAATCAAAAGTCCAGGCAACCTTACAAGTAGCTGCTTATTGCCGGGTTTCAACTAATAGTGATGAACAAGAAGACAGCCTAGCTAATCAACAAGATCATTTTAAAAGCTACATCCAGCAGCAACCTAACTGGCTGCTGCATAAAATCTACTATGATAATGGCATCTCTGGCACCAAAGCGCAAAACCGTCCTGGCTTACAAGCGCTGTTAAAGGATTGCCAAAACGGGCAAGTTGACCTGGTGTTAACCAAATCGATCAGTCGCTTCTCGCGCAACACCACTGACTGCTTGCGAATCATTCGCCAGCTTAAACAACTGGATATTCCCGTCATTTTTGAGAAAGAAAACATCAACACCGACAGTATGGATAGTGAATTAATCCTCTCGGTACTGGGTAGTTTAGCTCAGGATGAATCACAATCAATTGCCCATAATGTCCGCTTAGGTTATCAACAGCGTGCCAGTAACGGAGTGTTTCATTATTCGCTTCCCCCCTACGGCTACCAAAAAGATGCCAATCGGGATTTAATAATTGATCCGATTGAACGAAAAGTGGTGCTCCGAATCTTCAATTGGACAATCGAGGGTAAAAGCCCTGGCCAGATTGCCCAAACGCTCAATGAACAAGCTATTTCCACGAAACGAAACGGCAAGTGGCATGACTCCACTATTCGAGGAATTTTACAAAATACGGTCTACTTGGGCACGACCGAGTTTCAAAAGACTTTCACGGATGATGAATACCACCGCCACCCTAACCAAGGTGAACAAGGCAAAATCATCATTGAAGAACACCACCCAGCGATTATTGATCAAGCCACTTTTACACAGGTGCAAAAGATCATCATGCTCAAGCGAAAATTTTATCCACAAGCAAAGGCTAAGCCACAAAGACATACTTTTAGTCGCAAAATCTACTGTGGAAATTGCCAGAAGCTGTTTAAAAGACAAAGCCGTAGTGGCAAAGTCTGCTGGGGCTGTCAAACCCACATTAAGAGTGCTAAAGATTGCCCAGTGAAGTCGATTCGTGAAGACGCCCTGCATCTTGCCTTTTGCACCATGGTAAACAAGCTGATCTTTAGCCAGAAGTTCCTATTAGAACCATTAGTCGAACAACTCCAGGCCGATCAAAACCAGGAACAGGCAGCTAAACTCAGCCAAGTTGAAACCGAACTCAAAGAAGCCAAAGATAAACAAGATAATCTCCAACAGCTCAGAAAACAAGAGCTGATTGAAAAGGACTTCTTTACTAAGCAAGATGCCGAACTTGAGCAGGAAATTGCCAACCTGCAAAGTGAAATTGAGCGCCTCAAGCAACTATTAGGTGACCAAAATTCCAAATTGCCACTGACTCATGAACTCTTGAAACTATGCCAAAGAAGCAACTATTTAACAGCGTTCAACGCCGAGCTCTTTGAACAAATTATTGAATCAATCACGGTCGATCAAGACCATAATCTTACTTTCCACCTCAAGTGTGGATTAAATCTAACTGAAGGGAGTAAACATCATGTCAAAGCTTAAATACGGTTATCAATGGCAAGCCGGACAAATTGTCATCAACCCTGACCAAGCTGATGTAATCAAGCAAATCTTCGCTGGTTTTCTTGCTGGCCAGACTCGCAATCATCTAGCGCGCCAATTTAACTTAACTCATACTTCTGTTTTGCGAATCTTAACTTCAAATAAATATGTTGGTGGAGACGGCTACCCACAAATCATTACCACTACCAACTTCAAGCAGGTACAGAAGCAACTGAAAAAGCAGATTGTCCGGAAGCCTAAAAAGCAACCAACTCCGCCCACCAAGTTTTACCGCGGGATCATCAATAGATACTCTGATGATGCTTTTAAACAGGCTGAACATATCTATCAATTAATTTACAGTGAGGTGGAAGTCTATGGCGAAAGTTAGAATTATCCCCGCCCAAGTCAAACAAGGTAATCGAAACCGACAAATTGAAGAATCGGAAGCTAAGCTCAAAGTAGCTGCCTATTGCCGGGTCTCAACCCTCTACGAAGATCAAGCATCAAGTTATGAAACCCAAGTAGCCCACTATAAAGAATTCATCACCAAGAATCCCAAGTGGGAACTAGCTGGTATCTATGCTGATGATGGAATTTCTGGAACGGATACCAAGAAGCGGAATCAGTTCAACCAGATGATTGATGACGCCAAGCAAGGTAAAATTGACCTCATCGTCACCAAGTCCATCAGCCGGTTTGCCCGGAACACCATCGACTGCTTGCAATATATCCGGGAATTAAAAGAACTTCATGTTGCGGTCTTCTTTGAAAAGGAAAACATCAACACGATGGACGCCAAGGGTGAAGTCCTAATTACCATTATGGCATCACTTGCCCAACAAGAAAGTGAATCCATTTCGCGTAATATTAAGATTGGTCTTCAGTACCGCTATCAACGTGGCCAAGTAATCGTCAATACTGCCCGCTTTCTTGGCTATGATAAAGATGATGATGGCAACCTGGTCATTAATCCTGAACAAGCCAAAGTCGTCAAGCGAATCTTCTATGAATGCCTGACGGGAAAAAGTGCGATTGAAATTGCCCGCGAGCTGACCAAAGAAGGCATCAAGAATGGTATCGGTCGGACGCAGTGGCATTCGTCTGGGATTATCAAGATTCTCCGTAACGAAAAATACATCGGTGATGCCCTTTTGCAGAAGACTTATACGGTAGATTTCTTAACCAAGAAGCGGGTCAAAAATGACGGCCAAGTGCCACAGTACTATGTAGAGAACAACCACCCTGCTATTATCTCCCGTGCCGTCTTCTACCAAGTCCAGAAGCTCTTGGATATGCGCCGAGAGGGCTTCACAACAGAAGGTGGGCATCACCATGGCTATACTAACGCCTATTGCTTTTCCTCGATTGTCTACTGTGGTCGCTGCAAGGACATCTACACCCGGTGCGTTTGGTATCGACCAAGGATTGGCGAGGTCGAAAAGGTCAACGTCTGGCGCTGCTATTCCCGCCTTCACTGGAACCATAAAGGAAAACGCTGCATGGGGCGGACAATCACTGAAGCTGATCTAGAAGAAGCCAGCTTAAAGGCCATGAACGAGTTGATCCAACAACATCAACTTGCTGATAAGCAAATCGCCGCCAACATTCTTAAAGTCACCAAAGGCACCACCGGCCCTAGCCTGGATGAGCTTGACCAACAATTAGAAGATCAACAGTTATTGCTCTTGAATATGAGTACCCACAATAAGAACGTCGAGCAATTAACTGAACAGGTCCAAGCCTTACGAAAACAACGTGAACAGCTTATACAACAGGAAATCGACCACGACATCAAACGCTCCAACCTGAAGAACATCCAGTCCTTCTTCCAAACCTATCAAGGTGGCCTCACCAAGTTTGATGAAAAACTGGTCCGCCTCTTGATAGAAAAAATCACCATCTTCAAAAGCAAAATTGACTTTACTTTCAAGGATGGTGAAGTGATTACAGTCAAAATGTAA